AACTGAACTTTCTTCGCCTTCTTCTCTTTTCTTTGCCATAAATATTTAAATGATTTAAAAGTTTGAATTAAGCGATTGCTGCCTTGATGTTAGCGAATGTATCGTAAATGAAACCGGCAGTGTGGTTATCGCTCACGAACTGATGGAAGCGCATTTCACCAATTACCGTAGTAAGGTTTTTAGTGAAATCATCATTCTCCCAACCCCATGCTAAGAAGAAATCTTCGTACATAAGTACACGGTACTTAGACATGTCACCAATCAGCAAATAACCCTGAGCGATGTTATTATCCTCCACAACAGGAGTTGCTGCAATGATCCTACCATTAGGAGTAGTGAATGGAGGCAGTACGTATTGACCTTGTAAAGACTTCTCAAGATCCATAGTTGCTACATCAGCAGGATTCATGAAAGCAGTGAGTGCACCATTAAAGTTCAACACACGTAATTGAGCGATAGCAGCACGTACTGCATCCGCGTTGTTAGGTGCGATGACCCCGGTGATACTGGCCAAAGTGTAAGGAGCTGCGTAAAGAGTGATACCTTTAGGATTCACACCAACACCAGTACCTGTGAGGGATCCGGCATTTGCTGCAGTCTTCACCTGGTAAATCAATTCATTCTGAACTTCTGAAGTCATGCCATCAATATCTGACAGCAACTCCGTTGAGACCTTCATACGTTCAGTGATCTTCTTAGGAGTTGAGTTCTCAGTCTCAAGTTCAAATGATCCGAGTGGTTTCAAAGCACCTTCAGCAGTAAATGTTGCAGCACCTTGTGCATTGTGCTTGTTCACCCAGATATAAGGATTGAGCTTCGTTGCACCCTTAGTCAAGTAATCCCAGAAAGTGGGCATTACACGAATCAGATCAACAATGCCAGGCTGTAATCCAGGACGTGGCAGGTAAGGTTGAACAATAGGAGTAGGGTTGCTAGAGAACTGCGTTGACTCTAACATGGACACTGCAGCACGAATGTGAAGTGCCGGCAATGCTCTGCGAGTCTTAACATCCTTAATCGCTTCCTTATTAGTCTCCATCCAGGTGGCGATCTGGCCACGGATTGAGAGATCCTCAGGAGCTCCACCACGATTCTTAAGTTCGGTGAGTGTTGCACCATGCATCTTGAGAATTGAACGGATGGACTTAGGGTCGTCTCCAAGCATTTCCTTGATTTGATTCAAGTCAATGTCCTTGAAATGGTCTGCAACTGCTTGACGTACGTTCAAGTCAACAGCAGCTTTGTCCATCACATCCACCAATTCAAATCGCTTATTCAGGTCCTCAATAAACTTAACCTTATCAGCATCTAATCCGTCAGTCTTGAACCGCACTGCAGGTGCGTTGGCCAGTAGCAATGACTTACCAGCAGTGAGGACTGCAGCTGCAAGCATACCAGCAAAAAATACAAGGCCGATTACGAACAGTGCCAAACCTGGGACAGGCCCATACGATGCTTTCAAAATTGTTAACCTGTCTCGAAAGCCATTTTTAACTAAACAGGCGTGTGACACGAGCCGCTTACCAGCCATGAACAGCACGTTGTTAATTCCATTTTTCATATTTTAATTTTAAAGTTTAAAAAATCTACTTAATCCAATTCTTAACCAGATCCTCCATCGGCGAACTGTTCTCAGGTGTATGCTCCTTATCAGGAGACGGCTTGAGTGCTTCAGCAAGTGATATATGTCTAGTTATTAGTTGGCGCAATTCTAATCGTTTACTCATTGGTAATGTACGAATGAACTCATTGGTCTCATCCATCAATTGCTCTTTGTCACTGGCAAGCTGCTCAGTGGAACGCATTGCATAAGTCTCTGGATTACTGCCGAAGGTCACGACTGATCCCTCCATCAGGATGCACTCCTTGATGATCACTGCATCCAGGTCTTCATCGTACTCTACACGATCCCACAGGTAGTCGAATCCAATGCTAAATTGATTCAACGTCCCTGAGGTGATCTGACGCAATGCACGTTCTCCTGTGGGAACGTCATCAAGTGTTGCTTCAAAGTACAATCCGTAATCGTCCTCCTTTAAAGTAGTGAACTGACCCATGGGATCACATTGATCATGCATCCATAAGAATGCAATCTTCTGCTTTGAAGCAGATGCTGGTCCACGTTCGTTAATGGATTTAGTACATGATCCTTTCAAGAAGATAGTGCCATAAGTGTCTTCGATCCCCCATACTGCCAGATAACCCTTTACTTGTCTATCTGTGATACTTACTTTGAAGTCGATGGGTTGGTCCTCAGGTGCAGCTGCATCGTCTGCATACTGAACCATTGCACGTGAACCTGAGTAAGTAATTGGCTTTACCCTCAGTTGCAATTCCTTAATTTTAGGATGTAATGCTTTCATATTATTAATGTTTTAAACAATACAGTCAAGTAATGCTTTCATTTTGTAGGTTGATTTTGATTCGTTGCATTCATTTGATCATTTGCTGCTTTGATTTGGTCTGCCTTCTGTTGGTCTGATAGCAACTTACCAGCAGATTGTGAGTACAGCTTATCACCCTCAGGCCCGATCATCTCCATGTCAAGTTGCTCAAGCCATTGATTCTTGGTAATGATATCGTTGAGGTATTCGATTTGTAGACCTTGATCTCTATAAGCACGAGCACGGCCTTCATTCAATGCATCTTCTTGGAACACTGCTAAATGACTATAGTCTGTCATGATCTTACAATTGCTCTCCAGCAATTTGAAGAAGGCATTATACTTAGACATGTCCCGTGTATTGTTCGGGACTACGTTAGTGTCAAAGAGTTTCTTATGTGCAGACTCTTGGTTACTGAACGTTGCATCGCTGTCTTCAAACAGTACAAAAGGATATTTAAACCTCTGACAAATCGCTCTAGCACCGGCTAGGATCGTCTCCTTCGTACCGAGCTCCTTAACATTGTATGACATGGGATTCCAGCGAGTGGGAGTACGACTGATCACGTATTGAAACTGATCCCAGCCCATTCCGTATTGTTGCAGTGCATTCTGTAATCTCTTCTTCTCCCTAGGCTGCATTGGCAAGTGACCACTGATACTGCTAGCGGGAGGTTCGTGACTGATGAAACCAAGAGGACCCTTCTTACGAAGCAGCACGTTATCTGCCTCCATTGCGGCACAGATATTTGAAACAGCCATGTCCAGGCCAACTAAGCGAGATTGAGGCAGCAAGTAGTTGCGTTTGTAATTCTGTACGAAACTGTCTTCCAATATGAACACTTGATCAGATTGCAACGTGAAGGACTTACCCATGACCGTCACTTTGTACTCCTTCACAATGCCTTGGATGTTGCTGGCGTAAATGAGATCTCCAGTTGGTACTGCCTCGAATAACCAGGGTGGTAAGTTAACCATTGACGTTGCATCCTCAGGTCCAAACCCCTCGGGGACAATAGGTAAGACGGGGCAGAATCCGAATACCTTCTTGTAAACAACTTGCTGACCACGGAACTGTTCCCAGGTTTGTAAGGGATTGGGCTGAAGCAAGAGCTTACGCATTGACTTAGCCACAGGATTGAGGCTCAAGTTATTCTTACCCTTTGTACCAGCAATGTAAATGTCTGTTAAACCAGAGATGTCTGATTCAGCAAGTGCGTCCACAACAGAACTAAGTGGGTAGCAGAAGTCGTAAGCATAAAGTTGTTGTAATGGAATCTGTAATCCAAGCCAAGACGCAGCGAACTCTCCTTTCAATCGGATCGTTCCACCGTTGCCGTCTTTAGGGATGAAACCAGGGTCACGTGAACCGTAGAGCAATGTACTGCCCTGGCCAATGGTTCCGAACATATTGTTAAAGAAGGCGGATGGTCCAGCCATCATTCGCTTGAATAGCGAACGTTTTTGTGTACCCATTAATTGGATTTGTTCATAGGGTTCAACAGACTCTATGAACTCTTGCATATCTGACTCGTGCATTACATTAGTTTAGCATAGGTGTATGCAAAAAATTTAAACTAAAGTACAAATGTAAAAATTATTCTAATACCGTTCTTCAATATGAATTACCCACGGTAGAAGTGAGTAAAGATCGCATACCTGATTGCATCCATCAAGTGGTTATCCTTATCCACTGGTTCGTTTGTTGGTTTGCCAGTATCAGGATCACGGAACCACATGTACTTCTGCCGTTCGTATTCAATGTTCTTACTGGATGCAGTAAAGTAGATCTCGTACTCCTTCACCTTCATGATCCCTGCCTCAATCGTCTTCCTGGCTTGCATCGCAGTAAGTTTGTAATTGAACTTCTCAGACCGCTCCTTATCGCTAGTGGTGCATAACTGCAGGATCATATCGTTGTCGTGATCACAGTAACACATGTGACCTTCTTTAAATCCTTGTTCTTTGTAAAGTTGCTTCAGCTTAGTGGGGTTAATCCCAGGTGCGTAGCATAGTTCGTGAATGTAAATCTTGTTACCTATCCTAGAACAACGGACTGCCGCAGTGGGATCTGATGTGTAACCGAAATCGATACCTCCAAATTTACTTACTGCATCCCATGGAAAGTCCTTGTCAGGGATCATGGTCCAGTCAGTATAGATCAGACCTGTGAGGTTACCGGTCTTGCCTCGTGCGTACACCCACCATAGATCTTTGTCACGAATGTTCTCTGTCTTGGCGTGATCTGCCTCACTCAGGAATGGATTGTGACGATGATCACTTATCAGCAATTGAACAACCGCATGTAGGTCGTTCCCTTCCTTGGTAGTGCCTATCAACTTCTCATGTGCCCAGAATGGTGCTGATGGATTGTAGTCAATGAAGGTACGAACACGTGTGCGCTTCGCATACTGCCAGAAGACGTTCCACTCAATACCATTTGCTTCGTTACAAAATAAATATTGGCGCCTGCCTTGACGTGCAGTCTGTTCATCAGTAGCTCCAAGAAACTCCATCACCCAACCAGACTTAAAGTAGATTACACGATCAGTCTTGTTCCAGTCCTTAACTGCATTCTTGAATACTTCGTTGTTTGAATAAAATGATTCAGCAACGCGATATGCACCTTTCTTAGAGTCAGGTACTGATTTGCTAACTATGGTAATGATTGGATCAATCTTAGGTGGATTACTGCATATTGCATAAAGACTAAGAAGCTGCATGATTGCAACTGTCTTACCGGCATCTGTCCCACCTTGATTGATTACGATGTCAGCAACGGATTGCTGATTAGCATGAAAAACCTGACTGCATTGGAACATTTACCAGAATGCATTTTCATCAAAGTCCTTATCTACCAGATAGCAGATACATCCTATAAAAAGGATCAGCAATAAGAAAAATAAGCCAATGATCTTTACCATTTGTTTACAGGACAGTGAAGTCCAGCGTTATGTACTTTAATACTGAGGAAGCATTTACATACGCGGCACATGTTCAACTGTTTAGAAAAGTTTTCGCATTGTAAACAGATGTCTAAACGCTGCTGAGCCATATCAGCATTAGTGCCTTTAACTTTGTTGACGATCGCCTTTACGATCTCCACCGGTTTATCCATGACTTTGCATTGTTTAATGTTCTCCGTTTCAAACTGAGTAGTGTTCTGTAGACTCCTAGCACGAAGCCAACAATAAAAGCTATACTAGCAATATACCACATATCTATTTAATTTTTTCATCACTGTTCAATAATGGTGGACCTGAGTTGTAAACATTCACCTGCATGTTTAATACGTTACCAGCAGGTATACCAGTAACATCCAGTTTCGATGCAGCATCGTAACCAAGCATACGTGCAATACTATCTAAGGCGCGTTGCTTGTCGTAGAGCTTTACCTTAACATACTCCACTTCATATTCTTTGTACTTATTCTTACCAATCGCTTCTTTTTCAATCCTGGTCTGCGTCACTATTTCAGCAATGCAAGATTTCTGCTCATCAGTTAGCGCATCAAATTCCTTTCGTTCAATCCAGGTATTATGTAAATGAGCAATGGAACTGAATGCGAGCTTTCCATGTTCCTGTAATACCTTCATCTTCGTGATGCCAGTTACTTCACCCAGGTTCGCTTGAAGGTATGCTATATACGTGTTTATATGAGGATTTTCTTTACGGAGTCTCCAGGCATAAGGTGTTGCCCATTTCTTATTATACCCTGCAGCAATTGCTGCACGAGTTGCATTGAAGTCAATTATATATTCTTCACAGAATCTACGCTGCTTAGGGTCAAGCTGTACTACTTTAGTAACCTCCTCCTCTGGCCTGTTCAGTACCAAAGGTTCATGAACTCTAGCCATACCTACAATTTAATAACCTTAACCACCTGCTTCGGCAACTCTACCTCCTGAGTAGTTCCTGGCCAACGTCCTGCAACGGACCTGAATCCTTTACTGCCTGTACAGGTTACATCAGTAAACCCAACGTCTTTGAACTTGTTTGCAACGGTGCTGTTCGATGCAGTCTGCTCAATCCAGTTCAGTTTAAGCTCGGCATTGTAAAATGCTCCTTGTTCTAATTTCATAAATCATCTCATATTTAATACCCACTTTTGAAACTCTGTTTTGTAATGAGGACGTCTCACCTCAATACGTTGGCCGTTGATTACTGGCTTATAATAAGAAGCGCAACTGGTTAGGCAAAAAATTATTACACCAACAACCACTACGAATGGAGTAATGCCATTGACAACAACCAGTGCGCTGAATACCTTATTTAAGTAACATTTCATCTATTAGTTCAATTTTCCTTATCAAATACTTTGTAACATTTGATTGTTCTTCATTTCCAAGTTTGTAAAGAAGTACTTGCTGCAAATCAAAGAGAAAAGAAAAGGTCTGCGTATGATGCCTATCCTCGTGCACGAGAGCTATCCTTGGCAGACCTTTCAAACCTTGATTTGAATTAATCATGACGTAAATTTATATGTTATTATTTAATTTATCTTCGCTACAATCTTAAACGTTTGATCATTCTCATGCTGATCACACCATAACATCACCCGTGAATACATCGATACAAACGGTGCACGTTCAATGATTAGCGATTGCCTGGCGTTAGTGTACCATATCAGCATGAATCCTTTCACCTCTCCCGATGCGTAGTACTCTGCATAAACGATGAACCTGGACCTAACGTAAAACCTATGGTACTGTTCAAACTGTCGTGGGTACTCTGATTCATCCAATGGGACATACCTTGTGAATCCCCAGTCAACTTTTGTTGCTTGCTTCTTATGACTTTTCATATTATACCTAATATCCTCTCCTTTTCTTCTTCTGTGTAGATTGTACCTTTTAATATATTCATGTGAGGATTAAATAATTTAATAGATAACTCATTTTTACCTGGTGTGTATTCTATAGTCTGAATCATAAGAAGTCTAGAGAACAAAACTTTTAAGTTGTTATAATCTATTTGTAAATTTTCAGGAAATTTTAAAATAAGTGTTTTGTTATCGCAGTAAACTAAATATTGTTTAATATCTAGCCATTCTTTAGATTCAAATAATTGTAAATCTTGCATAAAATAAAAGTTTAAAATGGTACTGAATCATCTTTCGGAACAACACTAACATGTTTACGCGTACGATACTTCTCAAGATTTGCCAAACGTGTCAACACTTGAATGTTGCCTATCCGATACACACGCACTGTTTCATCCATCCTATCAATTGTTAAATC